GCGTCGGAGTCCAGCAGGTATTGGACGGCGCGGTTGCGGGCGGTGGTGAGCTGGCCGGCGTTGGTGCGGATGGCGATGATCCCACCCCGGCTGATGCGCTTGTGGTGGCGCAGGTCCTCGGTCCACAGCCCGAAGATCGAGTAGTGGAAGCTGTAGGAGACGTCGTTGGCGTGGACGTAGGCGAGCGCGACCCCCTCGGGAGGTGGCGGGAGGGGATGGTGGGCCTCGTACTCGTTGACGGCGGTGGCGAGCCGCTCGATGGCGGCGTCGGCGTCAGCCGTCATCGCGCCGGGTGGCCCGGGTCTTGACCTCGTAGTCGACGGTCAGGGGCTCCCAGTTGTCGGGGGTCTGCTCGATGACCTTGTGGCCCTTGCGGGCGATAGCGCCCTCCAGGACCAGCACCGGCTCGCCTGGCTTGGGGAAGTAGAAGTAGCGGGCCTTGGCGCGGTACAGGTCGGCGGCCTCGCCCATGTGGACGCGCTCCTCTCAGCCAGCGGCCCCACCGGAGGCGCCCGGTGGGGCCGCTGACACTCGGCTTGGTGGGTCAGGTGGCGTAGGTGAGGCCCCGGAAGGCGTTGGGGACCAGGATGGCGGAGTTGTTCCGCCAGAAGGCCACCAGCCCCCGCTGGCCGGACGGGCGGTTGTTGTTGGTGTGGAACAGATGGGGCACCAGCTCGATGTCCATCCCCGCCTTGTCGACGATAAGGAACTGCTGGAAGTCGCCGAGGATGAGGTAGCGGTTCCCGGCGGTGTTCCGCAGCCGCATCGCCGACGCCTCATGGGCCGAGTAGCCGATCAGCTCGGGGGGGCGGCCCTCGGTGAGGCGGGCGTACAGGGTGCCGTTGGTGTCGAGCGCCCGGACCAGGTTGTAGGTGTTCTTGCGGGCCAGCCAGCGGGCCCTCGGCTGGAACCGGGGCGGGAGGGCGTTCTCCACCGCGTAGATGTCGGCGGCCTCGAAGCTGGCGTAGCCGTCGTTCACGTTGCTGGCGGTGGTCAGGGTCGAGCAGATCCCGGCCGGGTTGGGGGCGTTGCCGTCCCCGACCAGGAACGAGGTCGCCTCCTCGACATCCTTGGCGTCGGTCAGCAGGCGCGTCATCTCGGAGCGGAGCTGGCTCCAGTCCTGGTCGGCCTCCACGCTGAACGGCACGAACCCGTCGACGCGGGTGGGGGTGACGGTCGGCTGGGCCATCGCCGGGGCGTCGTCGTCGACCTCGGTGGCCTCCCCCGACCGGCCGACGGTGATCCCCGCCGAGGTGACGCCCTCCCAGGCGCGGCCGGTGATCGTCTCCACCCGGGCGATGGCCCGGATCGGGTTGGTCGCCCCGTCGCTGGTGAGGATGACGGTCGGGTCGAGGGTGAACGGCACCGCGACCTGCGCCGAGGTGGCCGACCCCATGGACAGGGCGGCCTGGGGGCGGGGGAGCTGGTAGCCGGCGCGGATGGAGTCCCAGAACCACCGCTCGTACTCGGGGGAGCCGGTGGCCAGGATGCGGCGGGCCAGGGTGCCGCGCTCGTCGTCGATGCCGTCCAGCAGCCGCATGACGTTGCTCTGGGCGTCCTCGACGCTGATGCGGTCCCGGACCGGGCCGTAGCGGGCCCGCTCGATGGCCCGCTTGGCGTTGTCGCGGAGGCGCTCCACGTACTCGCCGTCGTTGCGGGACTCGGCGCGGATCCGGGCGATGTCGTAGATCTCGGTGCCGCGGCTGCGCAGCACCGCTGGCGCCCCCACGGCGGCGGTGACGGCGCGCTCGGTCGCGGCCGGGGTGGCCTGCAGCTGGCCGAGCCGGTCGCGGCGGGCGCGGAGCTCCCCGACGGTGGTGGCCTGCTCGTCCCGCTCGGCGTTGAGGCCGTTCCACTCCTCGCGGACGCTGTCGGGCATGAGCTGCCCGGCGTAGTCGGCGTCGATCTCGGCGAGCCGGTTGTCGATCTCGGCGACCCGGGCCTCGCGGTCTTCGATGCTCAGGGCATCGCTCATGGGGTGCGCTCCTTTCCAGGAGGACGGGGGAGATACCACGAGGTCGCTCCCAGGGGGCCGCGGCTCGGGCCGCGACGTGTCGGCGGGCTGGCAGCGGCGGCGACCGCTGGCACCGGAGCCGGGGTGAGGATGGGGTCAGGCGCAGCGGCCGGGGCTGGCGGTGGGGGCGGGTCGGTGGGGCGGGGCGCGGCGCGGGAGAACACGCTCAGATCCCAGGCGTCAGAGACCCCGCGGCCATCGGCGTCATCGACCACATCGACCAGCCCAGCCGCATAGGCCTCGTCGGCGAGGTACCAGGTCTCGTCCAGCATCCGCTGGCGCCAGTCGGCGATCTCCCCACCGGCGCGGCGGGCGTACATGCCGGCGATGTTGTCGCCGTGCCGGTCGAGCAGCTCGGCGAGCTCGCGCATGTCGGCGGCGTTGCCGATGACCAGCCCCCAGGGGTCATGGATCATGAGCATGGCGTTCGCCATGGCGGTGATCTTGTCGCCGGCCATGGCGATGAACGACGCGCTCGAGGCGGCGAGGCTGTCGATGATGACGTGGACCTTGGCGGCGTGCTGGCGCAGGGCGTTGTGGATCGCCATGGCATCGAACACGTCCCCGCCGGGCGAGTTCAGGTGGACCTCGATCTTGGGGGTCTTGACGGCGCGGAGATCCTTGACGAAGTCCTGGGCGCCGGTGCCGAACCAGCCGATCTCGTCGTAGATGTCGATGATGGTGGTGTCGCCATCGCGGGTCGGCTCGCTGTCATCATCGCCGTCGTCGCCGCCGGCCGGCTCCCCTTCCTGCTCGGGGTCGGCGGCCTTGGCGGTGATCGAGTACCAGGGGCGGGGCTGGCGGGCCTGGGGGCGTCGCCGCCACGGCCAGCGGGGAACATCGTCGCCGTCGCCGTTGCGGAGCCGCTCGAACACGCGGGCGAGGTCGTCGGGGGTGGCCAGGGGCCGCAGCCGCGACAGGTCGCCGTTGACCGGCAGCTTGTTGTCCATGCAGCGTCCCTCCGTGCGGCGCATGACGGCCGCGCAGTAGGCGGCCGGGTCGTCGCGGTCGCTGTTGGCGCGCTCACACGCCTCCATGTCCGCGTATTCACAATCAGGGCCGAACGGCACGACAGATCACCTCGCTCGCAGATCGGCCGGCGGCTTCCCATTGCCGTTACTGGTTGGCTCGGTGCCCTCGCCGGGCGGGACCAGCTGCACGCTCATCAGCCCGCTGTGCCGCAACCTGCGCCAGTCGTGGTTGCGGACCGCGTCGATCACACTGGCCGGCTCGAACCCGTCGCGGACCAGCGACGCGATCGTCTGCGCCTCATTGGCCTGAATCTCGGCCTGGTCCTTGGCGTCCTCCCGCAGAAACGGCACCGCCGAGGTGTCGAACCACAGCGACGCGCCCCGCGCGTTGACGGGATCAGCGACCAGCGGCTCCAGCGAGCGAGCCGCGTTCGTCCACCAATGGTGGGCGGTCCCATCCGAGAAACGTCGCCGGGCCGAATTGAAGTTCCCCGCATTGAGGGCGCTGCCTTGCAGGCCCTCGCTGAATCCCACCCAGGAGGGCGGGACACCGGAGGCGGCAGCCAGCCGCGACTCCGCCTTGCCGGCGACCTCGGAGTAGTCCAGGTCCCGCAGGTTCGCCCCGATCGGCATCGGCTCAGCGCCGCCGCCCAGATAGAGGGTGCGCCAGGCATTCCACGTGCCGACGTGGTCGGCCTCAAACAGCTCCTTGAACTCGCGGACCTGTTCGATGGTGATGCTCGGATCGAACCTGAGCGCCAAGTTCGGGGTGGCCGAGTTGCGGAAGTACGCCAGTTTATGCTCGGTCTGCGCCTGGTCGGCCTGCAACTCCCGAAGAGTCGCCGTGACCCACGACATGCCGAGGAACACCCGGTCGGGGTCGGGCAGTAGCGCGAACATCGCCACCTCGTCGGTGCCGAGGATGACCATCGGACCCGACGGGGGTTTGTACGCGTAGCCGAGCAGTTCGACGTCGGCGGCCTCAGCGGGATGCTCGGCGTCCTCGTCGGACCCCATGACCGCGATCACCCACTCGGGGCGGAGCCGCACCAGGCGGGGAGTGGCGCCGGCACGTGCCTGCGCTCGGCTGGGCGTGATCTTGCGGATGTAGGCGGTGCCGGCCAGCGACACATCCACTTCCATGCGGGCCAGCAGGTCCGCGGTGGTGCCACCCACCCACGGGCGCTCCAGCAGCCGCAGCGCCTCGGTGCCGAACAGGTCGGCCGGCTGGCCACCCTCATACCGGGTCCAGGCGAACCGGATCTGGCTGAGCACCTGCATGCGCGCCATCACCAGCGCAAAGATGAGGCCATTGCTGCGGTAGGCGTGATTGGCCGTCTGGGCGAGCTGCTCCTCGTCCAGCTTGCCCATGCTGGTCTTGAGGAACGGGTACATGGTGCCGTCGAAGCTGAACCAGTCGACGTACTCCTGGAGGGTCAGGTTCGCCGGGCGGGCCGG